TATTGTAACTAGCTGGTATATCTAATGCCAATTGTCTTACATCATGTGGATTTTTATAAAAATCATCAACTATAACTACCTTTACTCCATTGTAATTTTCAACGTTTACATGATAATCGTCATTAATTTCAAATATTTCATCTTCATTTATAATATTCTTAAGCATTTTCTCTATCCTTAATAATAAAGTTGGCACTTATGGTTGCTCTTGTGTGTTCAGTGTTATTTGGAGATACATAATGATTCAAATTACTAGGAAAATATATAATATCACCTTCTTCCATAGGAGGTGTAATTCTATTATTGTATTTGAACGGTTTACTAGTGATTTGTGGTAAGTCTGATTGATGAAAATGATCGTAAGCATTGCTATAAAATGTAAAATTACCACTACCTTGTGGAGTTTTCATCATGTACGCACAACTTATTACACTTACACCTGTATGATTGTGTATTTCTTGAAAATCTCCTTTATTATATCTGTTTAGCCAACACTCTATCCTATACTCTGCTGGTAAATCAACAGAAAATATCTCTAAATATTCTTTTAAACCTTCCATTGCTGGTTTAATAAACACATTCCATGGCATGTCATCAGCATCTCTGTTGCCAAACGTAGTGTCAACATTACAATTCCAGTTTGATGTTCGTTTCAAATACTCGTTACCATCTAAAAATGGTTCAAATTCTTTTTGAACATTAGTATGTTCGTGTAATAAAGTTTTATATACAGGAATGCCAAATAAATGGATACTCATTTTACTATATCCTCTTGAAAAAGTTTTTCAGCATTTTCATCGTACCATTGCCGATATTTTGTGTAGTCTCCGTCAGCAACTATTTCTTTTAAGGTTTCATAAGCACTAGTACAGTACATAGATATCTCATATGGTAACACACCAACTATCTGTACTAGCTTTTCACACTCTTGTACAATGGTAAGTAGGTCTAATTCTGTCATTAGTTCTTCATTTTAACTAGTTTGTTATATTCTGGCAAGTAACAATACTCCATTTCACTACTATACAGAGTACGAATAGCATCATCAAGGGTTTCAACTAAAGGTTCCCCACCTAAATTAAAACTTGTATTGAAAATAATTGGGACACCAGTCTTATCAAAGAAGGTTTTGATTAAATCATAGTAATGTTTATTTTGATTTTCTGAGACTGTTTGAATTCTACACGTGCCATCTACATGGATAATACTAGGAATTTTCTCTGCCACGCCGTCTTTACAGTCCATTGCGTACATCATGTGTGGACTTTCTTCTAAGCCTCGCATATCAAACCATTCAGCGGCATGTTCTGCTAAAATTGTGCCGGCAAATGGGCGGAAATATTCTCTTCGTTTTATTCTATTTACGTGATCTTTACCGTCTGGGTCAGTTGGATCATATAATATACTTCTATTACCTAAAGCTCTAGGACCATTTTCAGAAGGTCCTTGGAAAATAGTTACAATGTTTCTATCTGTAATTAAGTTTACTACATCTTCATTTGTAGCATCTAATACTTCTGCTCCATATTTACCTGCTGTGTCTGTAATTTCTTCATCACTGTAAGAATAAGTAAATCCATCGTATATTTTTTCTGCGTATGAACGAACTTTTGTATCCTTAGTTGTCTGATGATATATCATCATTGCGGCACCTATGGCTGTTCCAGCATCATTTGAAACTGGTTCAACATATAAATTTATGCCTTCTTTATTAAGTTTATCTAAGTACCAATAATTCGCAACACAATTTAAAGCATACCCACCACTCAAAACAACATTTTTATTGCCAGTCATTTCAACTGCTTTAAAAATTAAGTTCAAAACTTCTTGTTGTGATCCTTCTTGTACAGCATATGCCATATCTCGTCTATTTTCTAATGTAGTCAAATCAACTTTACTTCCATATAGGCTTGGATCTGATTTAAGATATTCATATTTCCCTTCATTTACTAAGGCTGCATTTGGATATGTAGGAATAATTACATTTCTATCACTTGTGCGCCAAGTGCCTCCATTGCCATCTGTATAAATTGGTGGAATATTATTGTTAGGATTTCCATATGGAGCAAGCCCCATTGTTTTTCCTGCTTCAATGGGTTGAAATCCACAATATTGTGTAACTGCTTCATAGGCTTTTGTAATACCAGCACTATCATCTAACACTAATTCATGATATCCTTCTTCTCCTTCACGTTCTGAAGAGATAGACGGAATATGTGCGCCTGGAAATGGACCATTTGCTCCTTGATGTTTGTACAAAGTTTTAAACATATCTGGATATGCGCAATTAAAAATGCTTTCACATTCCCAAGTCATATATTCTTCGTTGAAAGGTCCAGCATTTATATTCATAGGAATAAAGGTTCCTGCCCCATCTACAATTAGAGCGGTGGCATTTTCAAATCCTGATCTATAAAAAGCACATGCCGCATGTAATTTATGATGTATATGACTAAGGTCTAAAACTTGTCTATGAGTATAATTTGGCCCGAAAGCACTATCTGTTCTGTCAATTAAACCTAACTTTCTTGCTAATCCAGTGTACATATCTCCGCCACTAAAGTCAATTCTACTTGATTCTGCTAATGGTTGCGTATGTGCTACTACTAAATAGTCCAATTTATCTGTATAATCTAAAAATTTTGTCATCGCGGCAAGAGGTCCGCCGTCATATTTCTTTCTTGTTAGTCTTTCTTCTTCAATAGCAAATACAAGTTGGCCGTCTTTAAGCAACACGGCTCCACCGTTGTGTCCTCTTGTAATTGCTCCTATCCATTGTGTCATACTTTTTCTCCGTTAAACAATTTCATATTCAAGATCGCACACAAAAACTTTGCGTTCATTAAGTGTAGGATATGTACCATGATACACAGATGCGTCCATTATTACACATGACCCTGCTTTTGTTTCGTGTTGTACGTAATTTATGTCATGATCAATTGGTTGTAGTGTTGTTAAATTTCCTGCTAATGGGAACTCTTCTGATTTTTCTGCGTCACTAAGAAACAATACCGCTGTAAGTTGTTTACCTGGTTTGTGATTGTGTAGGCCGTTATAGGCGCCAGGCATATATTTTACACCCCAAGATTTTTTAAAATTACTAAGTTTAATTGGTAGTTCGTTACAACTTTCACTTATAAATGTTATAAAACTTTTATCTGGATCTATATCCATTGGATACGCCATATCTTCTTTGTAATACAAATATCCATTGCCGTAATCTTTGTGAGATTTGTCATAGTTTTCAAATAATTGTAAAAATTTCTCGTAATCTGGGAAATATAGTTCGTCAACAATCCAAGTAAGCGCACTTTTCTTGGCTTTTATTCGTGGATCAAACCTAGTATCCCACATTTGAGCTAAATTATTACCAATCATTGCCCTGAACGTCCTAAAATCTGTGCTGGTTGTGTTTGCTTAGAGTGTACTACTCCATGAGTTGGGCATACTTCTTCTGATTGGGTTTCTTGTGGCTTGTAGTTTCCTGTGTATGCTCTAGGTTTTCCCAGTCTTTTGCGAACGCTTGTAATAATTTCTTTAAAACTCTTGTCATCCAGTTCCATAACTTCATCATTATACCTTTCTATTTCTTCTTCCATTGTTAACCTAATAGGGCTAAATTTACGTTTACCTTCACCTAGATCTATAATATCTACATCTGGAGAATTAGGATAAGAAATGTTAATAGGATATGTACTACCAATAACACTTGTACAAGTTGTTCCAAGTGCTTTTGCCATATGTTGTCCTAAACTATCACACCCTAAAAAGTGATCAGCAATTTGAATAACACTTGACCAAACTCTTACATCGGGTATTTGTGGAACAGCAATAGGAATAGTAGGATTTTCTTCAATTTGGATTGGCCATTCTGACATTATAATTACAGCATAATCTTCTCTCAAGTCTTTTGTAACACGGATTACATCGTTTAGATGAAAACTTCTTGAAGTTCCGTCAATAATAAAATCTCCCATGTTTTCTGCTGTACGGCCAAATGGTTGAAAAACTAAGACTTTGTCTTTGCCTGTCACTGCTTTTACTTCTTCAACAACTTTAAAACCTTGAACAAGCTCATGCTTATTCATATAAATTTTTGGGTCGCCTATGTCACGTAAACCTTCGTTATTAATAGCAATATCAAATGCTTGTGCTAAACTTGCTTTTTGGTTGTAATATTCCCATACCCTATACGGTTCTGGTGTAAAACAATCTCTGTCTTTAATATAGTCTTTAAATAAATTTTTGTGCCAATGATCAAATGCCATTTCGTGTAAAAAAGGATGTCCTTTATAAAAGTCCATACCACCTTCACATACAATTATAAAATCTTTGTCTTTTTCGTATAACTTTTCAAAAGCGGGAATTGAACAAACAACTCTACCTGCTCCGCCATTCATAAAATATGCTTTTTTGCGTTCCAACGTAAACTCCTTGTATGGAAATATTTATAGGAGCCAACCCGCGGAAGCACTAAAAGCGAAAGGGCCCGTAGGCCCTTTCACACAGTAATTAAAATTTGTAATTTATTTTTTGCCAGCAACTTTTTGTGCTGCAACTTCGACGTCCACAGGAAACGCACCATCTCTGTACGGATCATTTGGATCTGCAGATTCTGGTGGATCAGCCATGTCTTTCGGGACTACAGGAAACATCATCACTGCTTGCCAAGGTTCATATCCTCTGTCATTCATTACTTTAGGAAGATCTCTTAAGCGTTGTCTGTAGTCTAACCATTGTTGTTGTAATTCTTCAGGAGCATCACTTTGACCAACTTTAGCATCTGTTTCATGTAAAATTTCGTCACGTAGTTTACGTACATCTACCCATGTTAGATCCATTTTTGAACCTTGTGCGGCCCAAGTGCGAATACCTAATGTAAATTCTTGTGTATCAAAATTGTATGTAATGTCTTGTTCGTTATAAACGTCTCTTGGTTCTACTTCATTTGTATATTCTACATCTAGATAACCGTCTGGTGCGTCCCAAAGGATTTCCCATCTTCTTTGACGTCTTTTTAGCACCATATCGTCGCGTCCTTCGTCATTTCCAATTTCACATAGTAAAGGATTTTCTTTACAATCAACTGTTACTCTTGTAATGTCTGCGCCTGATGGACGTTCTAGGTCTCGTTTTTCCCATAAACACCATCCTGATTCTTTGCCGTAATCCTCTGATGATGTATCATTGTTTACTTCAAAGGTTAAAAACTCAGGCCCATTATAAGTATGGGTATCAGTTTTACCTTGGATGAAACTATCTTTTCCCCACTCATCCCAAACCGGGTATGTAAAATCTATGCTAACTCTTCTCATTTTATTTTAACTCCTAAAAGTATTTATCCTTTATTTTTAATATTACATATATGTAATTCTAACTACTCCAGAACCACCCTGTCCTGATCCACCAGCACAGCATTTTGCCCAGTTGTCACAGTATGAACTTACACCAGCTTGTCCGCCACCTGCTGGCCAGTCAATGTGACATCCACATGAACACCAAGCAACGTTGGTTACACCTGTTTGCATTCTACCAAACAATGGAGCTGAGCCTGACCAAGAATATGTATAGTTACAGTGACAACCACCATGACCTGGCTCTGTACCTGATGTACCCATCATTCCAAAATCTGCGCCAAAAATACCACAAACATTACAGTTTGAACATGTGTGTGAGTGTCTTGGACCCCAAGCATCTCCGTTACACATCCAACCTCCGCATCCGCCAACTGCGCAAAAATTACTTAAATTATGTCCATTTACGTAACTCTTACAACCCATACTTGCTACACATGTATGTGCCTTACCACAAGGCCAACTACCGCCAGCACACACTGTATACTGACACCCTGGAGATGTACTAATTGTTTTTGTAGCATAGTTACCGCCAGAACCACCAATTGAATAAGAACAGTTATTACAGCAAGTATGACCAGGACCACCTCCACCGCCTGACCAGAGTTCAAATGTTACTGTTGAAACACCGTTTGGTACACACCAGTAACAGCATTTTCCGTTTGCTTGTTCGCAACAACCACTTTGTCTAGCACATGAATGACAACGCATTCCGCGTTCATTATAGATCCATTGTACTCCTGAATATACTCCATTACCATGAGCAATATCACTATCAGTAATTGTTCCATCTACAATGCTTTCTGATTGTACTTTTTTATAACTTGCGTATGTTGCCATAATTATTTTTCCTTATGCGAATGTTACTCTAACTAATCCAGAACCGCCCATGTTGCCTCCACCACACTGTTTAGCCCAGTTACCACAATAGCTAGACTGTCCTGTTTGTCCGCCACCCGCTGGCCAGTTTGTGTAACAAGCACAGTTACACCATGCTTCTGCGTTTGAACCTCTAAACATTTTACCTACAAACGGAGCAACACCTGTTTGTCCCCAGTCACCTGATTTACATTGACAAGCACCGTGTCCACCTGTAACTCCGGTTGACCCCATAATTCCAAAGTCTGCTCCAAATATTCCACAAATTAAACAGTTGGCACATGTCTGTGTGTGTCTCGGTCCCCAAGCGTCTCCGTTACACATCCAACCACCACAACCACCTGTTGTACAGAAGTTTGATAGATTATGTCCGTTCACATATGAGCGACATCCCATGCTTGCTGAACATGTGTGTGATTTTGAACATGGCCATGTGCCGCCAGCACATATTGTATATGTACATCCTGGACATGTGCTAATAGTTTTTACACCGTAGTTACCTCCAGATCCTCCTGCTGAGTGTGAACAGTTATTACAGCATGTCATTCCAGCACCTGCTCCACCACCAGACCAAATTTCAAAAGTTACTCTTGATACACCTGTTGGTACAGTCCAATAGCAACATTTACCGTTTGCTTGTTCGCAACAGTTACCGTTATCAGCACAGTGATGACATCTTAATCCACGTTCGTTATAAACCCAAAAAGTGTTATACTTATTACCTGCTTGTGCTCCTAGTTTGGACGCACCAATGCTGTTATCTTGAAAGTTATCAGATGTTAGTGTTTTATAACTTGCATATGTTGCCATAATTTTTCCTTATACATACGTAATCTTTACTATTCCAGAGCCGCCTTGTCCTGATCCTCCAGCACAGCATTTTGCCCAGTTACCACAATAACTTGATGTTCCCGGAGTTCCGCCGCCTGCTGGCCAATTAACGTGACATCCACAAGCACACCATGCTTCGTTAGTTTGTGTTGCTAAGTGCATTCCTATTCCTGCGCCGGCACCTGACCATGATGTTTGTCCGTGACATCTACATGTAGTTGTACCTGTTTTCATACCTGCTGATCCTGTAAAGCCAAAATCCGCACCAAATATACCACAAATCCTACAGTTAGCACAACTAGAAACAGCATGCCTTTGACCCCATGCATCTCCGTTACACATCCAGCCACCGCAACCTCCGTCAGTACAGAAGTTACTTAAATTATATCCATTTACGTAACTACGACATCCCATGCCAGCACTACAAGTGTGTGATTTACCACAAGGCCAACTTCCGCCGGCACATACAGTATACTGACAACCTGGGTTTGTATTGACTGTTTTAATTGCGTAATTTCCGCCGAAGCCACCAATGGCAAACGAACAGTTATTACAACATGTGTGTCCTGGTCCGCCGCCACCGCCGCTCCAGATTTCAAAAGTTACTTTGTAAGTATTTGATGGTACTGTCCAATAACAACATTTACCATTTGCCTGTTCACAACAACCACTTGTTCTAGCACACTGATGACATCTTAATCCACGTTCGTTATAGATCCATTTAACTTGTCTACACCCTGCAGCACCAGATTGGAGTTTGGATTGTGTGATCGTGCCTGCGGGAATACCGTCTGATGTAATTTTCTTATAACTTGCGTACGATGCCATTACTTTTGTTCCTCAATTATTATACAGTATGGATTCGCCAACCGTATGAATCACCTGAATAAACCAAGTCAAATGCCGCACCTTCTGAATTTACAGTCAAGTTAGCACTATCTCCTTGGATTAGTTTTCCGTTTCTTGCTACAGTAAGCGCATTTGAATCAAATGTTTTTCTTAGATCAAAAAATCTAATCACATCGCCTGTTGCTGGAGATGCTGGTAAAGTAATTGTTACTGCGCCTCCGTTTGTATCAACGAAGAACTGTTCTCCTGAATGAGCAGTAGTACTACTCGATACGGTTTTAGCGTTTAGAACACCTACAGGAAGCCAAGCATTTCCATTGTACAATTCTAACACATTAATTTCAGTGTTAAAACGTAATGAACCTGCTCCTGCGTCCGCTGTTCTTTGAGCTGTATTTCCAAAAGGAACAGTTAAACCTGGTGAACCTAAAGATATTCTTCTACCCATTTTTTCTTCCTTCTATTAACTTGCTGGTACTGCTGTTTCAATACCCATCACAACTGCACTTACAGAAGCTGCAGATGATCTACAAACAATGATCTTTGTTGCGTCAGCAACAATACCTGTTCTTTCTAGTACGCCATTTGGTCCGATTGATGTATCATATTCTAGATACTCATCCGCTCCAGGCGTAGCATTTGTTGCCACTGCTAATCTTACGTTTGCTGTTGAGCTTCCTCTGTTACAGAAAGAAACAGTAACAACACTGTAAGTATCAGCAGGAACAGTATAAACAGATGTATCTGCTGCAGCGTTAAGATCGCTTGTTCCTAAAATTCCTGATGCCATTTTAATTTACTCCTATCATTAGTATTTAGCTATTATGTTTTACTTGTTAAGAAATACCCAAATGCTACCGGTGTTCCGTTTACTCCACCATTAAAATTCATTCCAGTGGTTACAGTAATTGGACTGTTATCAGTAGTACTTATTGTATTACCTGTGATATTTATTTTACCTGCTGTAACAGCGTTAACGTTTAGAGAACTACTACCTCCACCAATCTGTGCGTTAATGTAAGTAATAATCGCTCTTTGCGTCGGAACAATATTATCTGAATTAGCTGACATTGTACCGTCAGTGCTGAATTCATTAATTACTGCTCCACCTTGTCCTAAGCCAACAGCACCTAGTGACAATTCTTGTAGACCTGCTAAACTGAACGCACTTGTGTTCAAGCTCGCAGAACCAGTACTTTGTTCAACGTTGAACAAACGTCCTACACGGAAGTTACCGTCTTGGTCTGTACTTGTGTAGAACACTCTACCTCCACCAAATTCATTAACCTCGTCACCTGCGTCTGGTTCGTATTGTGGTGTATTTGGATAGTTTGTTTCTACTGCGTTTCCTGTTCCAATGTCTAGGAAGTCATGTCCTGTTAAACGTACCTGTGAGTATCGTCTTCTAATTGTAATATTTGTGCCGTGAGCTGGAGCTGTTTCAACTCCTAAGTTTGGTGATACTTGTAAGTTTGCTGTATAGTTACCAGCACTACCTTGTAGTTCTCTTACAAACACAACCTTAAAATATCTGCTATCGCCATCTAATTGTAAGTTAGCACCTTCTAACGGAACTTCTAACATACCTTGAACGTTAAGGAATTGTTCTTCTTGGAAGATGTCAGCATATCCGTCTCCGCTTATAGTAGCGCCAGCTGTTTCAAAGTCAACACCTCTTGCTGTCCATGTAGGTTGTGCTAATACGCCGTCTCCCACTCTAACTTCATGTGGTACAGTAAGTGTTTCACTTGGATCAGTGATTGTAAGTTCTGGTGGATTGCCTGCTGTATATCCGCTTCCTGGATTTACAATGTAGAACTGTGTGATTCTTCCTGAACTAACTTCTGCTCTGACTACTAATCCTGAGCCTCCATTTTGATTTGTTACTTGTACTCTAGGCTCAATTGAATACGTTGTGGTAGCATCAAGTGTGGCCGCAACACTGTTACTATGATGGAAGTTATCCCAACCAGCTGTGTTGTCGCTTTCTTTTGCTATGTTTGCTACTTTTGTGCCTGGGTTATAAGAAGTAATTACTCCATATTGTCCAGCACCAACACCTGCTGTAATAACAATACGCATACCTACGTATTTTGTACTGTTAGCAGTTTCAGTGTTTGATAGTGTAATACTTGTAGTATTACCACCCTGTGCTGTGTTTTCACTTGATGAGTAATTACGTCCACCTAATGTGTCTGGATCGTTTACTAACCCGTCATTATTTTGATCTTCAGCAAAGTATGTTGATCCATCATCTGGATTACGTAGTCTTACTTCAAACACGCCACCATTTACATAGTTACCGTTTGCTACACTTGCTCCATAACCTGCTCCACTAATTGTGTAAGTTGAACTTGTGTAATTATTACCAGCATTGGTATATTCTAAGTGAATAATTTCACTGCCATCAGTAAGTGCTCTTCCGACTTGTGCTTCAAGTTTTCTGTTATTAACACCACCTGTGTTTGGTACTTCACTACCGTCAATTCCTTCAGATACAGCACCAAAGTCACCGTATGAACAGTTACCGTTAGTACCACGAATCTTACCACCGTTTTCTGCTAGGTAACCAATATGTCCATAGTATGAGAACACTGAAACAAGTTCTGCTCTACCTAAGTTTGTTACCCAAGCACCAATACCGTCTGATAGGATCTGTGTAAAGTCGTTAGCAACAATAGAGTCATTACCACCGTTGTGTAAATCACCGTCAACTTTGAGTCCAATACATGCTGTGCCAAATGTTGTTACACCTTGTACGTATGGTGATCTATTTGTGATCCAAACTCTGTCATCGTCTATGCCCCAACCTGGATCTAGTGAACAATAAGCACCTGCGGTAGGACGTTTTGTACCGTAAGAATTAGCACTTGGTAATGTGCCTGTTAGTCCAGCAACAGTTTGGTTTCTAATACCAGTACCGTCTCTTAACAAGTACATGTTTTCTGTTGTTGAACCATTAACACTATTTCCGTAGTATAGACCTTGGTAAAGTGTTGCGTAGTTACTGCCTTGGCTTACGCTATGCCATAAATCGTAGATAAAACCATCAATATAGTATCCTACATCTCTTTCACATTTTGCTTCATTAAATGTGTATGATGGATAGTTAACATTAATATATTTTGTTACATCTCTAGCAATAAAAGATTTGTTAAGCATAAGAAGTCTTACACCAGCAATCTTATTTTGATCGTCTACATAACCATTATTACCTCTGAATGATGGAGCTGATGAATCACCTGATGCTCCGTTGACTTCATAATCAATTTTGTCATAAAGTTCTTGTGCTAGATCAGTAACAATAGTTGACACACCTGCTGTACTCAAAGGCTTACTTACATCTTGTGTAAGTGTGTTACCAGTTTGTCTTGTAATAGCATTACCTTCAATGATGTCATCTAATATTGATTTCATATGTAAAATACCAGCTAGTGAATAAGTTGTATCACTTGACTGTGTTTGTTGTCCTGCTGGCTCAACTCTTGTTGAACGTAGTTCGTCACCAACCACAGCAACTCTTTCTGGAACTCTTATTGGTAGCACTTCTTTGTATGTTCCTGTTTTTACATAAACAACTTTGCTAAGTTTAATTTCTGCTGGTAATGTGTAACCAGCACCTAGTGTTACAGAATTTGTAATTACTGCCATACCTGCTGTTATTTCAGATAACGCATCTGCTTCTTCAGTTTTTGTTGTGTCTTTAATCTGAAGATATCTGTCACCTGAGGCAACGCCATCAAGTGCCTGATAATCGGCTGACGGAGTAGCATTATCTAACACATCTTCTGCTAGATCAATTACAAAGTTAAGTGCGGCTACGTTTTGTGTCTCTGATCCTGTTTCAAACCAGTCACCGCTTACATTGTCTTTCATTGTTTGTGCCGCTCTACGTGTTTCTACGTTTCCGCCTTTTTTCAGATCTAAGATAAGTGCGTCTAAAGCAAATCCTGCTATTCTTTGAAACTTGGCTTCATCAAAACTAAATCCAATAAAGAATGGTGATGTTTGTGTAATAATCTGTCTCTTAGCCCACTTTGCTGTTTCGTAAGCAATGAACATTCTATTAACTTCAAGCAAATAAACTGCGTTAGGATTTCTTGGTCCGTTTTCGATTTGCTCGCAAGCATAACGAATTGATTTCCATGGACGATCTAATGTTCCACCGTTGGTCGGAAACGGATTATTAACTCCGTTTGTAGCAACATAATACACATCTGGAGTAGTAGCAAAGTCTTTCCATTCTGGAATTCCTGTGCTTGCCACACTTAATACTTGACCTTCATCACCTATTGGAAGTCTTGCTGGACCTGATCCGCTATAATAAAGGATGTCACCTTCTGTAGTCAGCGCACTTTCTTCAGCACCTGAAGCTAAATTTTTCCAATATGTACCTAAGCTGTCGTTATCTGGACGTTTTGCTGTATCTGATGTATGTGCTAGTATACAAACATAACTAATAAGTCCGTAACGCACAGCATCACCAGCATCATATAATGTAGCTGTTGTCCATGTGTCTTTCCATTCAATACCTTGATTTAGTCTTGCCCAGTAAGTCGTGTTTGGTGGACGATATCCTTGATGATCTGCTGTACACAGATATGTGTATCCGCCCAATCTTACTACATCACCAATTCTATAATCTTGGTTAGTTGAGTCTCCTCCCCAGTCACCTCTTAGATTAAATCCTGAAGTAACTAAATCCCATTGTTCACTTGAACTTGGAAACTGTCCTGTGTTGTTGGCATTAGCAACATATTGATTACCACCATATGTAACAAAGTCACCTTGTTGATATTTTGCTGTTGCCTGCCAAGTATTTTCAAATTCCAATCCAGGTACAAATCTATCCCAATTAGCAATATCCGCTTGTAGTGTACCTAGTAATGAATCATCATTAGTAGCAACAGAGGTGTGTGCGTTTGTACAAATATAAAGTGTAGCACCCCATAGGACAACATCATTTACTTTGTATCTTGTGCTTGTTGTCCAACTATTTTTGTATTCAATACCTTTGTTTAAATAATCCCACTTTGATTGATCATCTTCAAGACCTAAAGTAGAAGTTGCGGCAGAAGTGTGTCCAGTGTTAGCTACATAAAGTGTACCACCGTACTTAACAATATCATTTACTTTGTATCTTGTGCTTATAGCCCAGTTTTGTTTCCAATCTTGACCTTCTGAGAAAATATCCCATTTTAAAATATCTGTTTCTAATCCAAGTGTAACAGTAGCGGCAGAAGTATGACCAGTGTTACATAGATAAACGTTTCCACCATACTTTACAAGGTCGTTTGCCTTATATTGTGTTCCTGTAGTCCACGCATCTTTCCAGTCAATTGATGTAGCAAACTGATCCCATTTTGATTGATCAGCTTCTAGCGTTGATTGTGCTGTATGTCCTGTATTACAAATGTAAATAATACCACCATATCTAACAATATCATTTATTTTGTAAAAAGTTGCTTGTGTCCAATCAGCCTTCCAATCAGTACCATCACTAAATTTGTTCCAGTTACTAAGATCGTCGTAGAAGTTAGAAGTTGATGTGTGTCCTGTGACTGCCACATAAGTTCTACCACCGTATCTGATCACGTCGTCTTTTAGATATACAGTACCAGATGACCAAGCATCTTTCCAAATAAATCTAATTCTACCGAGTTTAAATTCTGCCATTTTTTGCTCCGTTCTTGGTATTATACATATTTATCATTATCCGTTAAACTCATCTCTTTCTGTTCTGCCTGAGAGGAACATGTTGAGAGCGGCTAAACCGCCTCCTAACGGACCATTTATTATCATTTGAGTCTCAACGTCTGCCATAGCATCTGGATTATTTGCGCCTGCTGTGTTTGACCACGTTCTATCTTCAAATCTTAACTGACCAGCTGTAAGTTGGTTAGTAAACAGGTTTGATCCACCACCTGTAAATCTGTTTTCAATATAAGTTTTAAGTGCTCTTTGTGTTGGAATAATATTATCTGAATTAGCAACAAAAGTATTATCTGTTGAAAATTCTCTAATAGTAGCTTGTGTGCCGCCAACTCTAATACCACCTAATCTTAATTCATCTAAACCTTCTAAGTCAAAGAAGTCAGCATTTAGTGTAACACCGCCTTGGGCCTGTGATACTCTAAACAATTCACCAACTCTAAAGTTACCATCTTGGTCTGTACTTGTGTAGAACACTCGTCCACCGTTTGATTCAACAACTTCGTTAGCTTGTCTAGTTTCATTTGTAGCAGTCTGTCCTTGTACATACAATGCTGGATAGTTTGTATCAGCAAAGTTACCTGTACCAATGTCTAAGAAATCGTGTCCTGTTAGACGTACTTGTGAATATCTTTCACGTATAGTTACTGCTGTATTGTGTAATGGTGCTATTGATCGACTAAGCACAGGGCTAATTTGAAACTTAACTTGTATGTTAGGTGCTACGCCTGATCTACTTATTTCTTTTACAAATCTATAAATTGTATCATCGCCAGCAAATCTAACGTTTGCTCCTGGCCCAGGTACTGAGCTTAACCCATTAATAATCATTGTATTACCAATTTGTAATTCTTCAGCAAAACCATTTCCTGTAATCTTTACGATAGCACTTTGATATCCAGTACCTCTGTTGTAGAAAATTGGTTGCGGAATCACACCATTATTAATATCAATATTCCAATATGGTTCTCCGTATTCTTCGGGATCTTCCACAGTAATTGTAGGATCAGTAATATATCCTGAACCTGGGTCGTATAGTTTAAACTTAGTTAATTTACCGTTAGCAACTTCTACTCTACCGATTGCCTTAGCACCACCTGTTATCACATTTGCTGTTGTACTACTTGTGTGCATTGCTACAAATGTTGGAATGTTTGCGTTTACTCCACCAGCAACAAAATTCATTCCTGTGTTATCTGGTCTAATTTTCCAATAGTATCCATTGTCAGAACTTAAAGTAGTTCCAGTGTTACTTACAGTAAGGAATACACCTTGTGAATATCCTATTTTCCAATCTTCTCTACCAGAGTCACCAACTAGTCCTGAATCACTCCAACTACTAGCATCAGCACTGTATATAATTCTATCTGAATTATTCATTGTTGCTACCCAACAGTTGTTGCCAAACTTGATATCACTGTATACTTCAGGGTTTACAGGTGTTACTGCCGCTCCTGCTGTCCAGCTATTACCGTTATTTGTTGAAACTACAGTTGTACCGTCTTCTGATAATATTACCCATTTTCCTGCTCCATATTCAATTCCTACAAAATTTGTATTTGTTGCTCCTGTAGCAACTACAGTCCAGTTAGCTGAAGGAACAACAGTTGAATCATTTGAAGTTGTCAATGTATTAATATACACGTTAGCATTACCTGTGGCTAAACACATGATGTATTCATCGTTTGGTCCACCAATTTCTACATGCTTCCACGAGTCAGATACAGGAAGTGTACTATTATCAAAATTAGTGCCATCATTGGAAAATACAAGTTTATCTGTACTATCTGCAACTGAAACAATAAGTGCTCCTCTTGTTGCGTGTCCTGTATAACCTAAACTAAATCCAGTGTTTCTTTGTGTCCATACACTAGTGTCAGTTGATATATACCAATCGTCTGTACCTGTGACAGCATAATACCACATACCTAATGTATCACTATAACCAATGTCAGATGCTCCACTAGCTATATTTCTATCAGCTTTAGCAAACGCTGGTTCACTAAATGTAACTCTTGGTTCATAGTCGTATACAGTTGTTGCCGCAGGAGCAACATTAATTTTACCGTTCACAATATTATCAAATCCTGGTTGATCATCACTGTCTCGATAGATAGTAGCTACTTTGCTAGTTGGATTGTAATTTTGAATCCAGCCATATTGGCCTGATCCAGCACCTTCTTTTAAGAAGATTCTCATTCCTACTAGTTGTGCTTTTGTTCTTGTTTCTGAAGCTGCAAGTGTAACTGTGCTTAACGTACCTCCTTGTGCTGTGTTTGAGAATGATTTAAATCCGTTTCCTCCAACATTTGTACTGTCTAAAGGTAAAGCTAAATCTACTTTACTAATTGCTTTATCTCTAAATTCGTCAAAGCGTATATCTAAATCAGCACCTGATGCTTGTGAAATACTAGGTGTTGCTGAAGTATATGTTTGTCCGCCATTATTCCATGCTAACGCAAAAATTTGCGACCCGTCACCAAGTATATCTTCAACGCCTGCTTCGCCTGATTGGTTGTTGACTGAAGCACTCTTTGGTGTTTCGTTTACATCAAATCCTTCAGCTACAGAACCAAATTTACCATATGAGTTGTTTCCGTTAGTAGCACGTAGAATGCCTCCGTTTTCTGCTAGATAACCAATATGTGCGTAATAGGTAAACACTGATACAAGCTCTGAACGTCCTTGATTAGTAGCCCAATAACCTATACCGTCACTTAAAACCTGTGTAAAGTCATTAGCAACAATTGATCTATTGCCGCCACCGTGTAATGCTCCATCAATTTTCATTCCAATACAGTTATCACCAATTGTAGTAACACCTTGGATATATGGAGATTTACCAGACTGTATTCTTTCCATGTTTACTGCGCCTGCTGATGCGCTCTTAAATAAATGTGCTGAAGTATTTGAACTAATACCAACATTCATTGTAATTGAAGTGTTTGTAACACTTGTTATTTCAATTTTACTATTGTAGTATGGATCGCTAGTTCTTGGATAAGGATGGTCAGTAGCATGACCGTCCATAGCACATGTCCAAACTAAACTTCCACCATCAATAGAAACTGCTTGTCCTGGTTTGATATTGTGTGCCCAATTTACAGCGTTATTTTGTGCACTTACAAATCTATGTTCGTATACACCATCTGGATTTATTCCTACATTCACTGTAATACTAGTAGGAGTCACTCCCATTACTGTGCGTTTTTCACCATAGGCAGGATCTGTAATTCTTGGATAGGTATGCGTAGATAAGTAATCGTCTTTAGCACATCTAAAAGTAATACTGTTTTCATCAAAACTAATTTCTTCACCTATAGCCAAACCATGTTCTACACCAAATTCTAATTTCATAATACCTGTAGCAGGATCATAAGTTGTACCTGTAATTGGTGTATATTCTGCTGTTGGAATAGTCAAGCTCATTACACCTGTTGCTGGGTTATAAGTACCTGCTGTTGGAGTGTACTGCATCTTAGCAGATGGATTTCCAATCCAAACACTTGTATCATTTACTCCAGTACCTGGATCTAATGAAACAAATGCCGCTCCTGGGATAGGACGCTTTGTTCCATAATCGTTATCACCACTTAAAATACCAGTAAGACCTTTAAGAGTACAATCTCTTATTCCGCAACCATTACGTACTCTAAACATATCTTTTTTGTTATTATCATCTGGAATACTAATTGCTTCTTGTATAGGTTTATCAACAGTTCTTTCATCCAATACCACATCTACTAGAGCATCTGCTGGACGGATTGTTGTAGTTCTCAATTCACTACCTACAAGAGCAACGCCTGCTGGAATACTAATAGGAAGTATTTCAGCAAACTCTCCTGCCATCACTTTTACAGTTGCTCCTCTTCCTACTCTAGTTGCTTCATCAGCAAGTAAGTAATTCATTGTAAATCTAATTGTACGGAATGGCGCATTAAGTGTTCCGCCTTGTGATTGATCGTCAATACCGTTACGTGATACATAGTAAACTTTTTCTTGCTTATCTAGTGCGTCCCACGCAGGTAATGTTCCTGTAGCTCTTAGTGCTTCACCAGTTGAACCAATTGCTAGTCTTTGTGTGTCAATTGCTGTAGAATCTTGATCTTCAAAAGTTTTCAAATCTCCTAGTTTTGCTAGTTTGTTTGTTTGTGTACCTAAGATCATTATCTTCCAGTAATCTTTCTCTGGTTTATTTTGATCAAGGTCGGGTCTTGAAGCAGATTCAGTTGATCTATGATATGTTAAACATACATAAGAAGTACCTTGCCATGTAACAATATCTCCTTGATAATATTCTACATTATCTTCCCACGTATCACGGAACTGTCTTCCGTCTACTAGTTTTTCCCAATAAGTAGGATACATATCAGGTTGTAAGTTTGTACTGTCTTGAATCGCAATGTATAAGCTACCGCTATGTCTTACTATATCACCAGTTTTGTAAGGTGTAATTGCGCTATCGTCAGCCTCAGATGGATTGTTCCAATCATATCTAAATCTATAACCTTCAAAAGTTAAGTTCCAATCTGTTGTATATGAACTAGGAGTAAGTCCTGTATTAAATGTAATCGCCTTGTAAATATATCCACCATATAGTACTAGGTCGCCTGGTTGATAGTAAACATTATCTGCCCAAATATTTTCATACTCTGTTCCTGGCAAATATATTGACCAATAATTATTTGTGTTATAATCTATATTAAACGCATTTGTACCTGTGCCTGAAGTATGTCCGATTAGACATTTTACAAGATTTCCACCACGTCTTACAACATCATTTTTCTTATATCTATATTCTTCACGCCACATGCCTTTGATAGGATTATTAGCATCTGCTGAATCTGTGTAAGTTACATATTCAATACCTTCAACTTGTATTTCCCATTTAGATTGATCTTCTTCTAATCCTAGTGTTGCGTTATCTGCTGATGTATGTCCAACAATACATTTATAAACAATACCACCATATCTAACTATGTCATTAACAATGTAACGTGTGCCAATGGACCAATCTGCTCTCCAAGTGTCACTATCTGCTAATACTGTCCAGCTTGATTGATCAGCTTCAAGTCCAAGCGCGGCATTAGAAGCTGAAACGTGTTGTGCTGTGGCTTTGTAAACTTTACCATTATAACGCACAAGATCATTAATTCTATAAAGTGTAGATGGTGTCCAGTTGTATTTCCAATCGGCAGATGAAACAGCAACAGTTTTCCATTTTCCAATATCAGCGACTAGTCCGTCTGTTCCTGAAGTAAAGGTTGCGGCAGATACATGCCCTTCAGTACATTCGTAAATACTAGCACCATATTTTACAAGATTACCTACAGCGTATTCTGTGCTTACTGTCCAATCTCCAGTCCAAACTTTACCTTCGGACTGTTTTTTCCATTTTGGTTTTGCTGGAGTAACATCAGTACCTGCTAAATCATTTGTAAATGTTGCGGCTGTGTGTGTTCTCAAACATACATAAGTGAATCCTTTGTAGGAAATCATATCGTCTACGATATAATCTTGGCCTCCTGACCATTCACCTTTCCAATTAAATCTTATTCTACTGAGTTTAAATTCTGCCATTGTTTCAACCTTTTATGTATTTATTATACTCCTGTAGGGTAGGTATAACCTTCGTTTACCCTTGCCACTAAATTTCCGCTATCGTCTATGTAATAGAAAATATTTTTGTTATCCCATCTGTACTGCTCATACTTCAAATTAGTATAAATTTTTTCATGGTTAACATTTCTACCTTCATAAAAATCTTCACCTTCAGCAAAGTCTTCATAGTTTTGTGCTGGATCACCTTCATTGTTAATTGCTACACTGTCATTACTTTTCAGTTGATCGACTTTAGCAACAAACAGTTCTCCGTCATCTGTTCTACGTAAACCGTAAAAGTATCTGTTACTTGTTTGGTTTACCATGTCTTGAATGCCAAGACCTAAAAATGTATCACTCATTATACTATCTCCACTATGCTTAGAATTACGTCTACACTATCTGAGCTACTAGATGTCACATACATAACATTCGTCGCATCTAAAACAATTTTTTCACCTTTGCCTATTGGCTTAAGAGCCGAGTTTGGAGGAATAGGCATATCTCTTACAAGTGTACCAATTTGACTTCCTTCGTCGCCAATTTCAATAGTACAATTTACCATTCCGTCTGTTAGATTAGCAACATTCATACCAATTATAGTTGTACTTGTTGCCGCCGGCACTGTGTATACTGCTACTCTCTCAGTTCCTATATCTTTTCCGATTATGTTCTTAAAATTAGTTGCCATATCTTCTTCCTATAATACCATTGCTAGTTTAATAGCAATTTCCTCTGCATCGTTAAATGTAACAGCACCTGTAGCTCCTGCGACTGATACCCAGTTGTTTGAAATATCATAAATTTCAACTCTATCTTCAACGCTGTTGTATCTCATCATGCCTGTTTCTGGTGATGGATGTCTATTAGCATTGTTTCCAACTGGTATAACAAATCCGCCTGTACCTTCAACTTTGAAGTATCCAGTACCACTTTGTCTAAGGGTTGTTACAGCACCGTCTATAGTATTAGTTATCGTATTTCCATTAAAACTAAAGTTTTCTATGGATATAAATCCAGTGCCGTTTGCTCTTAAAACAAGATTTTGATTTGTTGTGATTGTTTCAAGAACGTTATCATGTATAGCAATGTCATCAACTTCTAGTCTACGAGCATCAAATCTTTCTTTAGTGACATCTGCTACTAATAATCCTCCGGCATAAAATCTGATAGTGTCATCATCTGCGCCTGGAGTTAATTCTGCTGTTACATACGTATCTCTATCTGCGTCATATACACCACCTAATGTAACCCATTGACCGTCATATGCTTCAAATATATTTGTTTCAGTGTTATAACGTAACATACCAGTTTCAGGTGATCCAGGACGTTGTGCCGTTGTCCCTTTTGGTAAAATAAGTGCTCCTGTACTGTCAATGACAACTTTTTCTGAACTAGGATCAAGGATTATATCTCCACTACTATTTGTAATTGTGTTTCCATTAATTGATAAATTATCAATTATAAGACTTCCTGTTCCGTTTGCTGTAAAGTTTATATTTCCATTACTTGCATTTGTTGTTATTGTATCGTTATCAATCTCTATATCATCAATTATTGCTTTGCCAACATTTACTTCTGCCCAAGCCTTAGTTGCTGTGCCTAAATTATATGTGTTGTCAATAGCTGGAATAATATCACTGTCTATTTGAGCGTTTATATTGATGGTGTCTGTAGCTTCGTCACCAAGTGTAATATTACCCCCAATAGTAACGTTTCCTGCTACATCGAGGTTACCTGTTATGTTTACATCATCAAGTAAATTAATTGTACCAGCAGAACTGTTTATATTAATATCACCGCTGGTACTACTAATTGTGTTTCCACTAATTCTAATATTACCACTTTCTACCTTTGTTCCATCAATAATAGTTGTGTTAGTACCATCAGTAAATGTTATACCTTGGTTATTATTAAATAAAAATTCTGCGTTAGTAAATGTTACTTCGCCTGTTTCTTGATTAATTCTAAATAAGTCACCTACTCTAAAGTCGCCCTTGTGATCAACTGTGCTAAAGTAGACGTTAGCATTGTTTAATGCTACAACTTCATTTGCTTGAATGACTGCTGTAGCGTCATTGGTTACATCTTTTCCTGATCCTATATATGCTAAGTTCATACCTATAGCATAAACAATTACTCCCGGTCCATCACCGTATATACCATAGTTTCCATACACAGAGGCACTAGCAATACTTCTTATTTCTCCTCCAAAATCACTTTGGTCTATTAAAGTTAAAGCAGTGGCTGTTGCTCCGTTACTAAATTGTATATCTTGTATAAAAGTATCATCATCTGTGGTTATTTGTGATCCATTATCTCCATCAAATGCTAATTTTAAAACAGTATATTGATCTACTGTACGAGTCACTGTTGGTTTTGTAAACGCACTACTAAATCCAGCACCTTTTCTAATACGTATATCATCTAATCTACCATCAGTGGATTGTGTTGTATTATATGTTGCGCCTATTGATAAGGGTTTAGTTGTTCCTAAATCAGTTGTGTTTGCTTCTGAGTCTTGAAGATTCCCGTCAACAAACAAACGTAATACTCCTCCTACTCGTGAAATACAAATATGCCACCAAGTTGTGTTTGTAAGTGTAATTACAGGATCAAGTATTACAGTGTTTCCTATAGCAACTTTTGGTGCTCTGTCTAGTGTGTAAAAATGTAAAGCAGAATCTGTATCACTACCTGCCCTGAAATCAAAATGTGTTTCAGTGCCTGTGTCATCACTAAGATATAACCAACCTTCAATACTAAAGTCTCCAGTACCAAATCCAAAATCAGTTTGTGTGGTTATTGTAAACTTATCTCCTGTGCCATCAAATAGTGCCGCTCCTGTTCCGAACTTTTTAGTTGCTGTACTAATCTGGGCATTGCCGACTGCTGTTACAGTTTTTCTGTTTCTACTTAGTGGAGTAATAAATCCTGTAGGTTTACCATCTATAATAAGTTCATTTGTACTAGCATCACTACTTTCAATTGTTGCTTGTGCTAACTGTGTTCCTGAAGCATCATTGAGTGTAATAGTTTGTCCTGCGCCCGGTGCTGATCCGCTAAGTCCGCTGTATTTTAATCTTGTTTTTCCATCACCTTTCAAGCCAGCAGTACCATCTGTAATTTCAATGCCTTTATCGGCAAAGTATGTAAAACAATTAAGCCATTCACATCTGGCGCCATTTGTAATTTTTAACCCACTAGCATTTGGAGTAATAAATGTTACACTATGAAATAGTAGAGATGCTTCTCTGCTATCTGGATGAGCAACACTACCATCTGCCAAAGCTCCTCTTCCTGCGTCTCCGGAATCAAATCCTCTAGGATCACTTGAAGTAGTTGTGGTACCTTTTGTAATAACTGTACAGTTTCTTATGTATGGTGATCTTTGATAAACCCTAAAATTGTTTACAAAACGGAAAGCATATCCTGTATTAGCACCGCTGTTATAATAAAAGTCTTGAATAGTTATATCTTCTACAGATGAATCTCCATTCAGTAAAAAAGCATCATTACTTTGATTACCACTTGTCGGAGAAACAATAACACTTCTTAGACTGTGTCCTCTTACTGTAACACCTAGTGGAACAGTCAAAGGAAACGCTTCTTGATATTCACCTGGATAAATGTAAACAGTATCATTTACGCCTGCTAATTGTAATCCTTTGGCAATAGTTCTTACTGGATCTTGTGGATGTGTTCCTGTCTTTGTATCGTCACCATTTGTTGATACATAA